AGTGAGAGGTGACGGAAATCGCCTCTTACAAAGGTAAAATTCATAATCTAAACGGTTCCAGAACACGGCAAGACAAATCCGAAACTAGCTTTGATGGTGCAGATGGAATGTAGCCGTTGAGAGGAGAGAGCATCTATAAGATGTTCTCTTTTTCTATAGGCATTTAAATATTACATACTGTACTGTATGAGGAGAGATAAAAAATAACAAACATACAAACATTCTGAGTGCGACGGAGTTAAATGATGATTACATTTATACGATATTGGGGATGAAGCGCGGTAAGTTTTATCGGAAAAGAAAGTCGGGCATTCTCAACTTTGCGACGGCATTAGAGATGATATAAAAAATGAATGGAACTTTTTGGGTACTTAATCGGGTACTTTTTTAGTTGGAATGGGAGGTAGGAACCTGCGACAGGACGAAAAGACCAATTACTATTTCAATACCAAGTTAGCTGTGATTCTGTAAGGAGAGCGGTCAAATTGTTCCTGCATAAAATGGCACCTCCTGCTGAAAAGTATGGATAAGAGGTGATAGAAATTGAAGTTTATAGGTAAACTCATTTTCATGTTGATAATAGTATGTAGCTGTATCCAACCAGTACAAGCATCCACTAGCCAAGGAAATTATATTCTTATTAAACGATCGGAACAAAAATTGTATTATGTGAAAGGCAAGTTGTTGCTTAAATCATTTCCAGTTGCAATCGGTCGAGATGAAAGTCCGACGCCTATAGGGAAATTTACTGTTGTATATAAAGAAGAGAATCGCCCTTTTTACAAGGGGAATATTGCGGGAGGAGCACCTAATAATCCACTAGGAACAAGGTGGTTGGGCTTAAATATAAATAAAACAGAAGGCAATACGTATGGGATACATGGAACAAATCAAGTAGATAGTATTGGGATGAAAGTAAGTGCGGGGTGTATTCGTATGAAGAATGCGGATGTCGAGTGGTTATACGATCATGTAGCAAAAGGAACGTCTGTTATTATTCAGTAGTGAAGACGATAATTGAGAAGGAGCATCCATCTGGGTGCTTTTCTTACTTTATGAGGGATGGCGAATGAGTCACTTACAAATCATAGGAAAACAAACAGTAGCTGGATATGAGTTTACTGGAATCGAAGGTGGATTTGGTGAAAATAAACGAGCGATGTTGGTTAAGGAGCTTGCAGAAATTCACAATCAACCATTAAAGGAAATAAACCGTCGGATTCATGATAATCGGATGCGTTTTAAAGATGGTATTGATATTGTAGATTTAAAAGTGGGTGGGTTTGAGCCACCGAGTTTCGAAAGCTTAGGGTATAACAAACAGTCAGTAGCGAACTCGAATTATATTTATCTTCTATCAGAACGTGGATACGCAAAGTTATTGAAAATCCTTGAAGATGATACAGCATGGGAATTGTATGATAGATCCGTTGATGAATACTTTAGTTTGCGAGTGGAGAAGACAAAACAATTGTCTTTGGTAGAAGATAAAACGAAAGAAACAAATGCACAGGCAAGGCTTTTGAATGCAAAAACAAGACAAGCGAATCTACTCTTACAAGCGGCAGAAACATTCAAAGAATCCCTTTCAGCAGAGGCGAAGCAATCATTAGTGGCGCATGCTACTAGAATTGTGACTGGTGAAATGCTTTTTTCTTTACCAGAAATACGCAAAACCTATACGGCAGGTGAAATCGGAGAAGAACTAGGTGTTTCGGCGAATCTGATTGGTAGGCTTGCGAATAAGCATCGTCTAAAAACAAGTGAATATGGCATGGAGGTGTTGGACAACTCGAGATACAGCCATAAGCAAGAACCAACCTTTCGATACTTTGAAAATGTGAAGCCGATATTGAGGGAGTTATTGCCCTAATAAAGATGCTTGTTCTATTTTTTAAGGAAGCGAAGAGAAATGGTGAGAGTACAAAAAATGCTCGATAAAACGATGGATGAATTCCTGAAGGAATAGACAAAAAAAGCACAGCTACCTCATCATCTGTGGACGACAAGCAGCTGTGCGCACGAAGAGTGAAAAAAGGTCCTTTATAACTTAATCGCTACAAGGAACATGATTAGGGTATCTTTACTATAACAGGAGACATGATGACAGAAAATCATAAAGATAAACTTTTGCAAATGTAAAAAAGAAAGAATAAGTGTAAAGAGAGTTAGGGTTCTATGTATGGTTAGGAGAGGTAAAGCGGAATAGATGCAACGAAAATATAGAGAGTTGAAGGAATAAAGAACGACTGTATAACTGTTACAAAAGAAAATAATGGTTTACGCTTACTAGTGTATTGTACAGTACGTTCCCTATCCTTCATGTAAAAATAGATGACTGGAAGGATGAAGCATACATATTCGTACAGTTTATAGGTGTAGAATAGCTAAATTGCTGTCATTCCATGTACAAATCATAACGTATGTTCTTCATCCACTCTTACTATTTGTTATTATTTGGTTTTATATACCAATGCGGCGAATATAAATTAGTAAATGTCCAAAATGGTGCCTTAATGTGAAAGATAAGGAGTGGAGAAGATGGAACATATTGAAACAGGTTTACAAAAGAAGATTGATGCGCTCGGTCTGCGTCCTTTGGACGATACAACCTATGATAGGTACTTTAAAAATCGAACGATAGTAAAAATCGATGAACTTCAGTTTAAGTATTATAAAATGTATGGGCAACAACCTATGTTCTACTCAATGATTCATCTTATGGATTCAACAATAGAAGAATTAGTAAAGAATGATGAAAATAATAAAAAGCAATTCAATCCTTCATTTTTTATGAGATTAAAAAGAAGGTTTGATAGATGGGTGTTCAGAGGATTAGTTCGGAAGTAGAGTGGTAAAGAAGAAATGAAAGAATACAAAACCAAATACCAGAAGAGCCAGTTTTATAACAGTAGGGCATGGAAACAAGTAAGAAAGCAAGTACAGAAGCGAGACAATTATGAATGCCAAGAGTGTAAACGAAACGGTCGCGTTCAAACTGACACCAACGAATACAGTGAGAGTGCAAAGCGTAAGAAGATTCAACTTGTTGTCCATCATATCAAAGAGCTTGCGCATCATCCAGAACTCGCGCTTGCTATAAATAACCTTGAGACAGTCTGTGTGAGTTGCCACAATACAGAACACGGTAGAATATTTCAAAAGAAGCCGAATAAATGGGAATATGATGAAAAGTGGTAAGTAGGTTGGAGAAAGTATACCTCCCCCCTAAGATGTTTCATGATTTTTCCATAAATGGGACACCGAGGGGAGGGGTCGATTTTTCAAATTTACGAGCCCTCTCACGCGGGACCCTTACCCCATGGTATAGAAAGAGGCTGGAATGGAGGTGATATGATGGCAGAGAGTGTAGAGCGTGATGCACTTGTTCAAAAAGAAAATGTACGTTTGCGGACATTATTTCAAGATATTCCACCAAGGAAACTAAAAGTAGTAGAGGGTTTACTCGTGCAAGCGGCTAGATTGCGTGTTTCTTTAAATGAAATGTGGAAGGACTTGTCTGAAAATGGGGATTATGAAATGTTCTCACAATCTGATAAAACAGAGCCCTATGAAAGAGAGCGGCCTGTTGCGAGATTATATAATACGCGGGACCAATCCTACCAACGTATTATGAAACAATTGACTGACTTATTGCCGGAAGAAAGATATCAGAAAGAAGTGAGGAAGTACGGGGCAAGTGATTTACTATGATACGTCCGGTTTATGTGCATGAATATATGAACGATTATCGGACGGGGAAAATCAAGCTAAATAAAGAACGAATCCTGTTGATGGAGTACCTAGAGAAGCATATCCTACCACGTGATGATTTGTACTTTGATACGAACATGCATGAAAACTACATCAAGTTTACAGAGAGATGGCATTTTTCATTGCAACCCTTTCAAAAATTCTTAACCGCATTCGTTTTTCTTTTTTATACAGAAGATGATTCTGTTTTTTACGAACAATTTCTTATTATGATGGCTCGTGGTGGCGGTAAAAATGGTTTGATTTCATCGTTATGTCACTTCTTCATCAGTCCCTTACACGGAATAGATCGTTACAATGTTTCAATTGTGGCCAACAATGAGAAGCAAGCAAAAGTATCATTCCGCGAAGTGTATGATGTTATTGAAGGGAAAGAAGTATTAGAAGATATGTTTTATCGGACTAAGGTTGAAATCCTTGGTCATGATACAAAAAGCATGATGCAATACCATACATCGAATGCAAGTTCGAAAGATGGACTTCGTGACGGTTGTGTGATTTATGATGAAATACATCGATATGAAAATTCTGATGTAGTGAATGTATTCTCTAGTGGACTTGGAAAAGTGCCAAATGCTAGAGAATTTTTTATTGGTACAGATGGATTTGTTCGGGATGGATTCTTGGATAAGACGAAAGAACGAGCAATGAACATCCTGAAAGGAAAAGATGTAGAGGATCCATTATTTCCTTTCATCTGTAAGATTGATAATCCAGAAGAAATTGATCATCCTGATGTGTGGGAAAAAGCGAATCCGATGTTCAGTGAGCCAAGAAGTTCTTATGCGAAAGGGTTATTTAAAAAGGTATTCACGCAATATAAACAATTAGCAAACAATCCATCTAATCGGGAAGAATTTATGACAAAACGTATGAATTATCCGGAAACAGATTTAACAAAGGCTGTAGCCCCGTGGGAAGAAATATGGAGGACCGGTTATGAAGAAGATGGTGAAACATTGAGGAGAGTTCCGGATGTAAGACATAAAACAGCTGTGGGCGGCCTCGACTTTGCCAGTATCAAAGACTTCGCGGCGGTTGGCTTATTGTTTAAACATGGTGAGGATTATATTTGGAAATCACATTCTTTTGTAAGAAAAGGATTTTTGGACAAAGCGAAATTAAAAGTACCTATTACAGAATGGGAAGAACAAGGATTGCTCACGATTTTAGATGAGCCAGTCATTCCTATCTCTCACATTGTAGATTGGTTTGTGAAAATGCGTGAGCTATACGGATTTAACACGATAGTAGCCGATACATTCCGTCTTGATCTTGTGAAAACAGCTCTTGAAGCCGAAGGATTCATTTTGCTATATATTCGTAACCCAAAAGCAATTCATTCGCTCTTAGCTCCCAGAGTGGAAACGTTATTTGCCAACAATCGTATTATCTTTGGCGATAATCCGTTAATGCGTTGGTACACGAACAACGTCTATGTCCACATCAAAAAAGACGGCAACAAAGAGTACTTGAAAAAAGATGAGTTCAGAAGGAAAACAGATGGATTCCAAGCTTTTATTCACGCACTATGGCAAGCGGATACCATTTTGGAAGAAGAAGTGGATTTTATGCTAGATGGTATTCAATTTTGATAAGGGGGAGATAATCATTGGATGGCTGGATGCAGTGTTTAAAAGAAATAGTGAAGTAGGATTTATGTTTGATGTGGAACTGTTTATGGAAAAGGCAAATAGAGTCCACATGAAACGACTAGCGATGGATACCTGTATATCCTTTTTAGGAAGGACAATGAGTCAATCGGAATTTAGAGTGAAAAATGGAGAAACATTTGAAAAGAATGAGCTGTACTACCGATTAAATGTGAGGCCCAATAAGAATATGACAGCAAGTACATTTTGGGAACAGTTCATTTACAAACTTGTTTATGAGAATGAAGCTTTAATTATACAGGCTGATGATGGTGACCTACTGATTGCGGATAACTTTGAGCATCATGAATACGCTGTGTTTGAAGATGTTTTTACGAGTGTCACCGTAAAAGATTATATGTTTAAGAGAAGTTTTAAACAAAGTGAAGTCATGCATGTAAAATATCGGAATGATAAATTATCACCACTTATCGATGGCCTTTTTGCTGATTATGGTGATTTATTTGGTAGAATACTAAGCTCTCAAAAGCGTAAAAATCAAATTCGTGGAACAGTTGATATGGACATGCTGGCAGCAAAAAGCAAAGAACACCAGTCAAAGCTGCAAGAGTTCATCGACAACATGTATAAAGCGATTGGGGAAAAAGACGTTGCGATTATCCCGCAACAACCAGGGTTCAAATACGCTGAAACATCCGGAGGAGGAAGTGCTGGTCAGAGTGTGGATGAAATCAATCAAGTAACGAATGGCTTTTTAAGTCAAGTTGCCATGGTTATCGGCATTCCAACTGCTTTATTATTCGGAGAAATGGCAGATGTAGAAAAACAAACGAAAAATTATATGTTATTTACTGTGAATCCTTTACTCAAGAAACTTTCGGATGAAGCAAATAGGAAATTCTTTGAAATGAATGAGTATCTCCAGGGACAAAGGATAGAGATCAAGTCTGTTTCGTACCAAAGTATATTTGACCTTGCAACAAGTATCGATAAACTCATTTCTTCCAGTGCATTTACTGGAAATGAAATTCGATTAGAGGTAGGATATGAGGTTTCGGATGATCTGAATTTAAACACACACCATATCACGAAAAACTATACGAAATTAACGGAATCTGAGGGAGGTGAGAATCAAAATGACGATCAAAATTGATGTGAAAGGACCTATTATTTCCAATGATGAAGCTAGGATATATGAGCTGTTTGAAATGGATGCGACAAGCCCAGGGAAAGTTCTAAAAGAACTAAACCATGCAAATGGCGAGGGCGTAATCGTATCCATTAATAGTCCTGGTGGGTATGTATACGAAGGTTCAGAAATATATACAGCACTAAAAAATTATGCAGGTCATGTGGAAGTGCAAATTGTGGGTTTGGCTGCAAGCGCGGCTTCGCTCATTGCGATGGCCGGTGATACGGTTCGTATTTCACCCACAGCACAAATCATGATTCATAATGCTTCGATGTGGAATGGTGGAGATCACTGTGAAATGGAAAAGGCTGCTGAAATGCTGCAAACAACAGACAGAGCAATTGTAAATGCCTATGTCATCAAAAGTGGAAAATCCGAAGAAGAACTACTTCATATGATGGCGGAAGAAACTTGGATGGGAGCACAGCAAGCATTAGAACATCATTTTGTGGATGAAATCATGTTTATGGAGAATCCGGTTAAAATGACTGCTTCAACTGCTACTGCTGCCATGCTTCCGCAGAAGGTGATCGATGGTTTTCGAAATGGAACAATGAACAAAAGCCAGGGGGTTACAAAAGAAGATTTAAGCGTGGCATTATCAGGGTTGAAAAACGAAATCCTGAAGGGTTTACAAACGAATACAAAACAAAAACCAAAGGAGCCGAATCCGAAACCTGTTAAGAACAGTGGATTGCATAGGCTCTTTTTAACATTATAAAAAATGGGGGAAACAGAATGGTCATTACATTTAATAAATCTGAAGCATTTCATAAGGCGAAAATAAAATTAACAGATGCGTTAACAAACGCAGAAAGTACAGAACAAGAACAAACGGCAGCATTTGAAGGTTTTTTTGATGCCATGCAAATGGATGTCATTCACACAGTCCGTAATCAAGTACATGATGAAATGTTAGATCGTTCTATTCTGCAACAACGTGGTCAAAATGTATTAACAGCGGCAGAAACGAAATTCTTTAATAGTGTGGTACAAGAAGGTGGATTTAAAGATGGTTCCATCCTTCCCGTAACGACACAAGAGCGCATATTTGAAGATTTATTGAAAGAACATCCATTACTAGATGCTTTAGAGCTACAAGATTTAGGGGCTGTTACAAAGTTCATTTACTCTGATGCAACAAAGGCGTATGCATGGGGTGAATTATTCGGAGAGATCCGAGGGCAAGTGAACGCGGCGTTCCGTGAAGAAAAAATCGGTCAACTGAAATTAACTGCATTTGCAGCGATTCCAAACGATATGTTAGAACCTGTCTGGAATC